TGTGCCCGTTCGCCCATATTTCAAATTCTACGCGCAAGACTGGCGCGGAGACCAATCCCTTCGAATGTGTTCAATCGCAGCGAGGGGTTTGTGGGTCGAGTGCATGTGTCTCATGCATTTCGCCCAACCCTACGGCCACCTCGTAGTGAACGGTAATCCCGTGACAGAAACGCAACTCGGCCTTTTGACAGGAACCCCGCAGGACCAGATCAGCGCCTTATTAGCCGAGCTGGAAAATTCGGGAGTTTTGTCCAAAACGCGCGCGGGCGTTATCTACTCACGGCGAATGACCCGTGACGCAAAAAAGGCGGCAGATGCTAAGAAAAACGGGAGGTTAGGTGGAAACCCTAATCTTACAAAAAGCGAGGGGGTTAACCCCCCGGATAACATACCCCTTGCACCCAAAGGCCAGAGGCCAGAATCCAGAAAGAAAGATTCTCAAGAAATCTTAGGTGGTCTCGCTTCCTCCCTTCAGGGACGGAGTTCCACCTGGACGCCTGAGCAGAAGAAGGCGGCTTGGCAAGGGAAAATCATCCAGTTCGCCCAGCAGACATTGCCCGAACGCGAATACCTGCATTTTTACGAGGGGCTGCTGAATAGCGAGGAATGGGCGGACAAAATGGCCAATGAATTGGACAGAAAACGAAAGGCGAGGGTTGCATGAGCCGGCGCGAGATTGATGGCATTTCGGGGTGGAGTTTGGTCACGCCATTCATGGGCCAAATGCCAGCCGAAATGCTGGAGATTGTGGAGAAGTGTGAAAGCCCAATTGAGCAGCTTTTCGTATGTGCTTTGTGCCTGGTGATTCTGACGGCAGACCCGGAAATCAGGCCAAAGATTGATGTCCAGGTTCCGATTGGGAAATACCGCGCTGATGTTGTTGTAATACATCCCAATGGTGCCCCTCGGATTGTGATCGAATGTGATGGTGCCGCGTTTCACAAGGATATTGCTCGGGATGTAAGACGAACCGCCGTTATCGAGGAATACGGTTACCGCGTGTTTCGGGTGACTGGATCTGAAATCCATCACAATCCCCTGGCCAGAGCGCAGATTTTATTGCGTGAGGTCGGATTAATTCCGACTAAGCCAAAGCCAATGTCACCAAAAGAGGTGAACGATTTCTCGATTCTAGGTGCCGGATGACCAAGAAAATACAGATAGACGACGCGATGGTGGAGCGGGCACTTTGGAAGGCAATGTGGCCAATACATGGCCCCGCTGACATAAATTGGAAGAATATGCGCGACATTCTTGAAGTCGCCCTCAACCCATCCGATGAGCCGGAAATACCTGTGACGGAGGAGCAGCGCTTAGCCGGCTGGAAAGCGTTCAACAGGCGACCGGGCAGCCCAGATGTAATTGACTGCATACTCGACGCGTACCGCGCCATGCGCAAGCTGGAGCCTATTCAAGCTAATAGCATAGTATCTCCATTTAGTTTTGGAGGTTGGTTACACGCTCGACGCGCAGATGATGTAAAAACAGTTGGATTCATGCGCACTCACCGCCGCAAGGACGATCCAGAATGACCTTTGCGTTCGGCATCGACTATTTTGCAAGAGCCCAAAAAGCAGAAGCGGAAGGACAGCGGCGCTTGGCTGCATTGGCCTATTACAGCGCTTGGTGTTCTGACTCGAAAAATATAGATGCCGGAATTGCGTATGCGCGGACGATATTTGACGATCAACCGCGCTCGACTGCCGAAACCATGGATGAAATGTTGGAGAACAGTGAATCGGATAGCGAAAAGCTAAAAATTCTAGGGGCGCTCCTATTTTATAAGGAGTTCTCCGCGCGCATTGATCGCGAGCTTATGCCTTATCACGCGACCAGTTTGGATGAGATGTTTTTCAAATACTGTGTGGATGATTTTGAGCTTTATCAGGAACTGGCGTTCAAGAGTAATGATCTGGTCGCGAAATGTTTGGCGCGTTTTTGTGATCGAGACCGCTCAGGCGCGCAGCGGAATCTCACGCTGTTTCGCGACCGCGTACAAAATCACGTGTGGTCATGTGTTAATTTTGATCCCAAATTTTATGCATATCTGGAAAGTATGAGTGATGAGGATATTTTACGCGGACTGCCAGAGGTCCATGGGACGGGGCTGGCATCATCAAGCCCAACGATATATCTCGGCGCCGATGGGAAATATATGAACGCATTCGGAGATGCGTTAGTGGCGTCTCTCCGCGATGTTTCAAATGGCCAAAACATCCATATTCATGAAATGAACCCGTTGGGGAATAAATTAGGCGTCGGGACATATGAATATTGTGAAGCCTCGCGCGCCTATTATCATTCCATTCGTTTTATACGCTTGTGGCAACATCTCCGAGAAGCCAAGGGGCCGCTGTGGTTGATGGATGTTGATGCGCTGTTCCGCAACGATCCAGCACCAATGTTTGCAACGCTCGATGGCCATGACGTTGCGTTCCGTGTGCGCGCCGGCAGGTTCGAGCCGTGGAATCAGTTCAACGCCTGCGTGGTTGGAGTGGCCCCGACACCCGCAGCGCAGCGATATTTCCGGCTGATTGCGGCCTACATCGCCTTCTGCTGGCAGCGCGGGAATCTACAATGGGGCATTGATCAATTCGCGATGTATGGATGCTATGAATATCTCCGCGATCTGGGCTGCTCGCCGAAGCTGGCGTTCCTGGACGATAAACATATTGATTATGAGTATAAAGATAACGGAATCGTGTGGTGTAATTCCGGCAAGAACAAATTTATGGGATTGAAGCCCGGTCCTGATGGCAAGCGTCAGATTGATCCAGATCGCGTGAAGTATATGGAATTATATGAGAGATACGCCAAGTGACTGTGCCTGGCTTTTATAGTGTTGATATTTTCGATTGCCCTCCGTTTAGGATGTTTTCAGCGAACGACAGTCATCGTTATGTTGACATCGTCCAGCTTAAACATTTCGAGCCAATCTCAATGGCGCTTTGGTGCAAACTGGTGCGCTCTGCCTCGACCATCATTGATATAGGGGCGCAGGAGGGGGTTTATAGCCTCGCCGCAGCGTCACTTAGAGAGGACATCCCCATACATGCCTTCGAGCCTAATCCTGACGCGTTCGCGCGCCTCTCCGTGCATAAGCGCATTAACGATTTCAAGAATATAGAGTTGCATCGGGAAGCACTCGCCGACCGTCGCGGCGTGGCCACTCTCTCATGGGTTTATAAGGATGGCTTCATCTCCAGTGGCGGACATTTGGGCGAAACCCAAGGCAGGCATGAGTCTGTGCTCGCTGTCGCCGAGAAGTTCTCGAATTATGACATCAAGCTCGGCCAGCGCGGGTTGGTGAAGATCGATGTGGAGGGTGCAGAGGCTCTTGTGTTGGGTGGGATGTCATTGGAAAGCAGGCCCGACATTCTGCTTGAGACGTTTGACGCCGACAATTGCGCTGAGTGGAATAAGGCCGCAGCCCAGTTGGGCTATCGCATATGGAAGATATATGAGCGCGGGGGGAGGATTGAGTCTGTTGATGCATTGATGCCAGCCGACCCAAAGAGTGGGGATTTTAATCATTATTTGAGTGTAAGGGGGCTGCTGTGAGCCGGGGGTTCAAAAACGGTGAATTAAGAACACCCGGAACCGTCGAGCGCTGCGCATCCTGCGGATATGCGCCAATGATCGTTATGGAACTGGGATGTATGAGTTCCTGGCCGAATGACTGCCCGATGAAATCCGTTATCAACACGTACCGAGGTGACCATGAGAAAGAAAATCAATAAGGGCGGTCGCCCTAAGAATAAACCACGTCCCTCAATTGATCTCGGAACCCCGGAGCTAATCATGAAGCGCACTCAAATCTCCCCAGAGGACGCCACTCTCGCGAGCTGCCCCCTGGATGCGATCAAAGCCCTCAGATATGACAAAGTGCATCCGGTGATCAGTTTAGACGCCTATAACGCTGCATGTGCATTCAGAGCGACCCGCCAGAATGTATTCGGCAGCCCCCACCCAAAGGCCATGGATCTGCTCCATGCCACAGGCGGGGAGCCAACCGGGGGTGATGCGACAGACGAAGCGGAATTTCGCCGAGCGTGTGACATGCTCAAGAGTCACGGGAGAGGGGTGTTCGATGCTGTTGATAACGTGATTATTCATGAACGCTATCCAGGCTGGCTGAAGGGAAAGCAATCCGCTCACTGTCCCGACCGGAAAAAGTTCATGCTCGGTCTAAGCGTTTTGATCAAATGGGCGAAAACCAGAAGGGCTCAAAAAGCAGCTTGACTTCACGTTCCATAATTCCAGGGTATTAATTGTAACGTTCCGCGAATTGCGCCCGGCACCGTCACAAACATTCAAGCACAGCTTAAAAATGGTCGGGATGCTCGGGCGCATCTCCATTAACAGATCAAGTGAGGGAAAATGTCATTCGAGACATTCCCGGAAATTGATCTGTCCAGTGATGGACCTACGCTTAAAAGCGTTCTCCACAGCACAATGGGTGGTCGGCTCAGCCGGGAAGACGTGAGGGCGAGAGCCTGTAGCGCGATGGAGCGAAAGCTACCTCATTTCTTGCAGTGCGAAAACAAAGCCAAGGAATGGGCGATTATAGGCGGGGGCCCGTCCATCAATAACTGTGTTCAAGATATTCTCCGTTTGAAGAAGCGCGGCGTGAATATCGTCAGCGTGAATAAGTCACATGACTGGCTATTGGAAAAAGGAATTGTCCCCTGGGGGCATTTCCTGCTCGACCCCAAGGACTGGGTTGCGGATTACGTTAAACGCCCGAGGAAGGACGTTCGTTATTTCGTGGCCAGCCAATGCCATGACAGCGTGTTTGAGAGCCTGAAGGCTTATCCGGTCTTCCTGTGGCACGCCGGCCAGGACTTCCCGCAAGGGGACGAGCCGACTGCGGTCCTTCGCCAATACTGGCCGACCAGGCCGTGGCATGTGGTTCCTGGCGCGACGACGGTAGGGCTAAGGTCGATCATGCCCGGCCATTTTATGGGCGCCGACAAATTCCATCTGTTCGGATTTGACAGTAGCCGTTCCGCTGGAAAGCTCCACGCCTACCACAAGATCGAAGCCAAAGACGCCCAATCCGGTCCCGTGCTTTGCAAATCCCGAGGGTACGAACGGAAGTTCGATACAAACTCCCACATGGCGCGACAGTATTTCGACTTTGACCGCATCATCGAGGAGCTTCCGATTCATACCGCATCTGAAAGACTCAGACCCGCATTTACCATGACGGTCTATGGTCATGGATTGCTCCCATTCTACGCCGCCACGATAGGGTTACATGCGAATGAGGATTTCAACAAAGACCCCATGAAAGTTGGCGGGTATCTTGAACCGCTCCCGGCCAATAAATTCGAGATACCCAAGGCTGATTTGAGCAAGGTTATTTCAATCCGGCATAGCGAGGCTGCCTGATGTCGCGCCCGACTGATTACAGCCCTGAGAAAGCCGCTGAGATTTGTTCCCTTCTCGGGGATGGCCAATCTCTGAAGGAAATATGTGAGCGAGAGGATATGCCGGTTAGATCAACGGTATATTTATGGCTTAGCCGCCACAATGAATTCTCGGACATGTACGCGCGCGCACGCGAAGAACAGGCGGACACGTTGGCGGATGAAATCATTGGGATAGCCGATGAGGCGAGCCGGGATACCAAAACGCTAACCCATGATGACGGCAGCAAATATGAAGTTTGCGATCACGAATGGATTAATCGCTCTAGGCTTCGTGTTGACGCCCGGAAATGGGTGGCGGCCAAGCTGAAGCCGAAAAAATATGGCGATAAGGTAACAAATGAACATACGGGCGCTGATGGCGGCCCATTGGTGATTTCTTGGCAGCCGAACGCCGGGTAATCATCCCCTATACGCCAAGACCATTATTCCAGCCATTTCATAACCGGACCCAACGCTTTTCGTGTGAGGTTGTCCACCGTCGCGGTGGAAAGACGGTCTCGCGGGTGAATGATTTGATCCGAGGGGCGCTGACCGAAACGCTTGAGCGGCCGAGGTTTGCTTATATCGCCCCATTCCTGAAGCAAGCCAAAGCTGTTGCTTGGGATTATCTGAAGTTCTATTCGGCCCCGCTGATTTCAGCCGGCGCGACGTTCAACGAATCCGAACTGCGCGCTGATTATCCGAATGGTGCCCAGGTCAGACTTTACGGCGCCGACAACCCCGATAGCTTGAGAGGGATTTATCTGGATGGGGTGGTGTTTGACGAATATGGCACCATGGACCCTCGTATATGGCCTGTCGTACGACCGGCGCTATCTGACCGGCTGGGGTGGGCGGATTTTATCGGGACACCGAACGGTCACAATGATTTCTACGAAATCTGGCAGGCGGCGCAGAACAGCCCGGACTGGTATGCGCGGATGCATCGCGCTTCAGAAACCGGACTTATTCACGAGATTGAGCTGCAAGCCGCTAAACGTGATCTGACCGCAGATCAATATGCCCAGGAATTTGAGTGCTCGTTTGAAGCCGCAATCCAGGGCGCATATTACGGCAAAGAAATGGCCGAGGCCGAGGCGCAGAAGCGCATCTGCCGGGTGCCATATGACAAATCCACCGATGTAATTACGGCGTGGGATTTAGGAATAGGCGACTCAACCGCGATTTGGTTCTGCCAGCAGGTAGGACAGGAATACCACCTGATCGATTATCTGGAGAATAACGGCGTTGGGCTTGACTGGTATGTCAAGGAACTGAGGGCCAAGCCCTATGTCTATGCTGACCATATCCTACCTCATGACGTTGAGGCGAAAGAGCTTGGTACTGGCAAAAGCCGGAAAGAGGTCCTGAAGGAATTGGACATTAACGCAACCGTCGCGCCAAAATTGGGCGTTGAAGATGGCGTTAATGCGGTTCGTTTGGTTCTCAACCGCTGTTGGTTCGACGCTGAGAAATGTAAGCGCGGAATTGAGGCGCTGAAGCAATACCGCACCGAATGGGATGAGCAGAAGAAAGTCTTCCGCGACCGTCCATTGCATGATTGGACAAGCCATCCTGCCGACGCATTCCGGTATTTATTCACCGGCATTAAGAAAACATCTAAAGCGGCCTGGGGTAACGAGGTTATGGAATTTAAGGTTGACTGGGTCGCATGATCGCTGAGCCCGGCAAGGGACTTGATAAAGAATCCATTGAGCGGCTTATCTCCAACGAAATGACGGCTGGCCTTGAATATGTTTATGGCCCAGATCGCATCGCCGCCGATAGAGACAGAAACTACGATTACTACCGTGGGATAATGAATGATCTTCCCGCTCCAAACGGGCGGTCGAAGATCACGGATAGAACTGTTTCAAGCTACATCGGGTTGATGAAGCCCAGTCTTCTGCGCATTTTTACCGCAGGCCGGAATATCGCCGAGTACGTCAGCCCCAAAGATGAGCTGGACCCAATCGTTAAGACCATCACGCATTATGTGAATGACGTGGTGTTTCGTAAGGATAACCGGGGCGAATTGCTCCTCGGGGATTGGTGCGATGACGCGCTGATTCAAAAGCTCGGCACGGTAAAGGTTTGGTGGGAGGAGAACTGGGAATCCTCCGATCAGATCCATGACAACATTCCGCATGAGCATTTGCCGACGTTCCTGCAGACGGTAGCGAACAATGGTATGGAGCCGATTGAACATACGCCTGGACCCATTGGTCAGGGGCCAAACGGCCCAACCCAGATGCACTCGATCAAAGTGCGCCAGAAGACCAACAAGTCCAAGGTCTGTATTGAGGTAATCCCGCCCGAGGAATACGTCATCAGCCGGGACGCCAGGACGGATGATTATTGCATCCTCCAAGCCCACCGCACGTTCATGACCGTGGGCGATTTGATAGAAGATGGATACCCAGCGGAAATAGTTAACGCGTTACCTGCCTACGCCGACCCCTATCCGAACCGCACGACCAAATACAATATGGACGCGGCGGGGCTGCAGAACAGATCGCAAGCCGCCGACCCTATGTTGCGCAAGGTCACGGTGGCGCAAGGTATTATCCGCTGTGATGCCGATGGAACCGGAATCAAAGAATGGTACTTCCTGGCGGGAGGAAGCGATAACGCGCTGAAGGTTCTGGACTTCGAGCCCTACGAAGCCCAGGTGTTTTTTGCAAACTTCACCCCCATTCCCATGCCGCATACGGTTTATGGGCGTTGCCCCGCCGATGATTTGGCCGAACTGCAGAAGATACGCACCGTTCTCATTCGGCAGATGAACGACAATCTATTCCTTTCCAATACCCCTCAGCGTGAGGTGGTGATGGACTGGATTGTTAAACCAGATCAGTTGATGAACATGGCGCCGGGCGCTCCGGTGCTTGTCAAACAACCCGGCGCGATCAGGGAAATGTCCATTCCCTTCGTGGCCGACAAAGTCCTTACGGCCATGTCGTATTTCGATGGCGAAGCGGAGATAAGAACTGGCGTTGGCAGGGCAACGGGTGGATTAGACCCTGACACGTTGCAAAACCAATCCGCCACTGCTGCCAGCCTTCAGTATAGCGCGATGCAGGGCCGGCTGGAGATGATCGCCCGGATTTGGGCGCAAGGGGGAATGAGAAAGCTATTCCGCTCCGTCCTGAAATGCATCATCGCCTACCAGGATTTCGCGCGGGCGATTCAGGTTGACGGTTCTCCGGTTCAAGTCGATCCCCGGCAATGGGCGGGATTGCAGGACCTGGAAGTCAATATCAATACCGGGTTGGGAACGGGAAACCGCGACCGCGATATGGCGATGCTACAGCAGATCGCTGCTGCACAAAAAGAAGTCGTCATGCAATTGGGGCCGGATAACCCGATCGTCAGCATGAAGCAGTTGGTTAAAACGCAGCAACTCATCGCCGAATCTGCCGGTGTTGCATACCCCGAGAAATTCTTCACCGACCCTGGCGATTGGAAACCGCAGCAACCACCCCCGACACCATCACCGGAAGCGCAGTTACTTGCGGATACCGAGAACGCCAAAACCCAGGCGAAATCGGCATCCGACGCCGCGAACCTCGATTTCGAGCGCGAGAAAGCCATCGCGCAAATCGCCTCGACTGAACGTACAGCTCGGGAGAACAACTATTGGAATGCGATGCTCAAGGCCGAGCAGCTTGGCATTGAAAAACACTCCCTGATCATCGAAGCCGCCAAAGTCGATGCTTCAATGATCGCTAAGGACTTTCAGACTGGGGTTAAGCCCCCAAAGAAAACGCCGCCGTTTGATATGAGCGTCAGCCCATGAGTGACGTTGCGGCGGAAGCTAAGTACCTGATGAACAACCATGCGTTTGTTGCTGCTTTGAATGAAGCCAAGCGCCAGACATTGGCGGCTGCTCTCGCGTGTGATGAGAAAGACGACCAAGGACGTAGGCGTTATCTCGATGCATGGCGGACCGTGGATAAGGTCGCCGCACATCTGAATGCACTAATGGCCACGGATAAGCCAAAGGACGAAGACGTTTCCAGCTTCTATGAAGACCAGGCCAAACGTCGTTGGACGGCCTGGACCGATTTCCTAGCGAAATAATCAGAGGATATCATGTCAGAACAGACCCAAGTCGCTGCGCCACAGCAGCCGACAACCCTCACTGTTGCCCAAGCCGCGCAGCGCTATGCCGAGAGCAAGGTCGCGCCGGCCAACCCCGTTTCCGATGCTGCCCGGACATTGGGACAGCGTGCAGCCCAGGCCCGCCAAGAGCGGACGACCCAGGCCAACGCTCAATCCCAAGAAATTGCGCAGCCCGTCGAGGATGAGCAGCCCAATCCGGGTGATGAGCCCCAAGACAATACTGCTGCCGCCGAATCACCCGATGCCAAAACCGCCGAAGCTCAAGACGACCCCTCTGGGACGATCGATCTTGGCGAAGGCGTGGCCCTGACAAAGGACGAGATTCGCGAAAACATCATGCTCAAAGCCGATCACACGCGCCGTCTTCAGGCGCTTGCTGAGGAGCGCAAAGGGCTTGAAGCCGAGCGGTCGCAGAAGCTGACGCAACTGGATACGATGATTGGACACCTCCAACAGAAGATTGGACAGCCGAAGACACTCAAACAGTGGCTTTCAGAAGATCCGGTCAGTGGGTTGGAGCGGTTCGCCGATCAACAGGAGCAGATGGCTGAAATAGATCGCGCTCAGATGGCCAAATCACAGGCCGAACAGCGCGCCTATTCCGAGGCCGTCAATCTCCGGGATAAGCAGCTTGCCGAAAGTTACCAGTCGTCTTGGTCCGACCCAGCGCAACGGGACAAGGACTATACGGCAATGTCGGTCTACGCCCTCAAAGAAGGGGCTGACCCGAGCGAAGTCAAGATGATGACGAAGCCTTGGATGATCAAGGTCCTGCATAAAGCCATGCTGCAAGACGCGGCGGAAGCGAATGCGGGAAACGTCACCAAAATGATTTCCGGCAAGCCCCAGGTTGTTCGGCCCGGCGCCAAAGTCAGTGCGCAGGCGCAACGCCAATCCTCAATCCAGCAAGCGACAGCGCGTCTTAAGTCCACAGGCTCAATCGCCGACGCCGCTGCAATCCTTGGATTACGCAGAGCACAGCGCGGCTAACCCATAAGGAACTGCCACGATGACTATGCAAACGAACTCTCAAAATACCTTTGCTGCTATCGGTATCCGCGAGGATTTGACCGATATCGTTGCCTTGATCGATCCCCAGGAAACGCCGCTGTTCTCGAACATCGGCACCGGGCCCGCTGCCAAACAGACTAAGCATGAATGGCAGGTCCAGACTCTTGCGGCTGCCGTTAAAACCAACGCCCAGTTGGAAGGTGATGACAACGTATCCGCTGCTGCGGCAACGGCGCGTACTCGTCTTTTCAACATCTGCACCATCAGTAAGAAAATCGGCTCCGTCACCGGCACCATGTCGTCCGTTGTCGTGGCCGGCATTTCGAACGAACTCGACAACCAGAAAATGCTGAAGGCCGTCGAGCTTCGCCGCGATATGGAAGTGATGCTCGCGGATAACGTCGCTTATGCCTCCGGTGGCACAACCACCGTGCGTCAGGCGGCTGGACTTGGTGGATATATCACCAACTCTGATACGACGGCTCAGTTCGGCTCCAACCTCTATACGGCTGGTTCAGGTACTGGCGCCACCGCGTGGAATTTGGCCGCGACAACCTCCCGTGCGATGAATCTCACCAGCCTTAACGGCGCGGTTCAGGCGGCGTACATCTCCGGCGGCAAGCCCAACCTTGTTCTGATGTCGCCCAAGCAAAAGACGGCGTTCTCAAACCTCACGCTGCAGTCGTCTTTGGGCGGCGCTGCGCAGATCCGTTACAATATGAATGCTGTCAAGCCCGGCGTTCTGATTGGAACGGTTGACACATGGCTGTCCAACTTCAGTCAGTTGGAGGTCGCCGTGGATGTTCAATACGCATCGGACTCTGCGACGACAAATGGGTTGGACAATACAATCCATATCTTGGATACGCGACACGCCGCCGTGAGCTACTTGCGACCTATGTTCACGGAGGACCTGGCTAAGACCGGCGATGCCGACAAATTTGAGGTCATCGCCGAGTATACCTTGCAGGTTGACGCGCCCAAAGCGCACGCAGCCTTGTTCGCCGTCACCTAGAACTGAAAATGGAGCGGGGTGGGAGCAATCTCACCCCGTTTTCTTATGATCGATCTCAGCTTCACACAAATCTCACCCGGCGTTTACCAGAAATGGAACCCAGTGTTGGGTATTCGCACGACCATATGGTTCCACGGTGAGGGCCAGGATCGGAAGATGACTGTCAGGCACGAGCAGCCGAAGCAGTTAATCCAAGGCGTCTTGGATATGAATATTGCCCGGCAGAACGATTTCACCGGCTTTAAGGGCAAGGAGATGTACCAAGCTACATCCCTGCCGATAGCCATTCACGAGCAGATCAAGAAGAAATGCGGCTTCCAACCCGGTCATGGATACGACGAGAAGAAATTCCGCCAGATCATCAATGACAGAGATAATTACAAGCTTAAGACGGTGCCGGGTCGAATCTGATGGCCATCGACACCTACGCCAAACTCCAAGCGGCAGTAGGCGATACGGCAAACCGGGACGATATGTTCGCCGATGTAACGGCATACTCACCTTCCACGATTGATGGGATGGTGAAACGCGCCATCGCCAACGCAACCGCCGGAATCCAGCGCGATCTTGTCTCCCGAGGCGGGAACAAGAACATGGAGAGCCTGACCTCATCTCTGACAACTGCCCTCGGTGTGGAATATATGGATTTTCCCACCGATTTCGCAGGTGCCAGAACCTTTCTCATCGCGACCGACCCGGTTCAGATTCTCGAATTTGTCGATCCCACAACATTATTCACCCAATACCCGAACGCGACGACCGGCAAGCCAGAGAAATACACCATTGTTGGGACTAACCGCGCCTACATGCGCCCAATTCCGGACGCGTCTTACGCGACGAAGCTCATTTACACCCAACAAATCCCGGCCTTGAGCACCACCAACACGACGAATTGGGTGCTGACCTATCACCCCGATATCTATGTGGAACGGTCGATGATGGAGATATCCATCTTCCTGGAGAACGATGATCGTCTCCAATACTGGAAGGGTTATTACGACCAGAACGTAAACGACCTGATGGGCGATGACCGGAACGTGAGATGGGCTGCAGTCCCAACTAAGCCAAATCTTCAGGTGTCGATTGCCTAACCAACCCGTTCCGCCGGCAGAATCACCGCCCTACCTCATCGCGGCAATAAGAGACTTGGTCCAATGGGTGAATGCCAGATTCGCCACCGCGAACCGTATGCCGAACGTTGCTGCCGCCGCAAACCTTCCGAGCGCGGTCAACTTCGCATTTTGTGCCTACTACGTTCGAGCAACAGCAAAGCCCGCTTGGTCTGACGGAACGACCTGGAGATATGCAGATGGATCGGCAGCATGAGTACACCTGAGAATATCCGCTATCACGCCGCAGGCCATCTTGCAGCGGCTCATGCGCTCATTCTGGCGGGCGACCCCGACGCGGCCTTAACTGTGCTTCGTATCATCGAAACATATCTCGCGAGCCCGAGGGTTGCTGTCCCGCCAGCCGTCGAGGAGACATTGGACAGCGCAATCCGCCACCCGAGCGAAAGCGCCGCCCGGGTGGCCATGCTGGAACAGTGGTTTTGCGATCCGTTCAATACGGTCATTGAAAAGAGCGGGGCCAGGTTCCAGTGACAGACACCGCGAGCACAATCCTCCTAACGCGTGAGCAGTCCACGGGTTCGAATACGAACTTATGGGGCGGATATCTCATCACGACGCAGCGTCAGACAGAGCAGGCAATGAAGGGTTATCAAACCCTTGCTGTGACGGGGGATGCGACGGTCTCGTGGACAAATTACAGCACCGGAAACATAGGCCAATGCGCGCATTTGCTGCTTACCGGGGCGCTGTCGGCCGCCGCGACCCTAACGTTCCCGACCTATCAGAACTGGATGAGCGTTCATAATACCGCTGGGGCAACTGTAACTATTAAATGTTCTGGCGGTACTGGCGTTGCGATCCCCAACAATCGCCGCGTGCTGATTAGGTGCGACGGCTCCACGGATTACACCACCGACACTCCGACATGGATGGGCGAGACCACAACGCTCACGAACGCGGGGGATGTACCGAACTATTCCCAGGTTCAAACGCTGATTGCCAATGCGGCATTACCCGCCTCAGCCGGAACAATGCTGAACAGCGGAACCGATACGACAGCCGGATATCTCTCTCAGAAAATAACCGTCAGCGGTGATATCAGCATGGCAACGCAAAACCTCGGTGGGAACGAAAACACGCGTCTGACCGTCAACGCAAAGAAAACGGCGATTGCTATGACACTTGCCTTAGGAGTTAAAATCTAATGTCAAATCCAAATGTCGCCGCGCTTTCGACATTCAATTACGATTACGACAAGGTCGCGCTTGTTTCCGCTACGGCAACAATAACATCTGCGGTTGGCGCGAATCTTGTTCAAATCGTGGAAAATATCTTCATCACCAGCATTACCAGCACAACTGTGGGCGTGACGATCAGTCATGGCACGCAACAGATTGTAAATTCCATGACCCTTACAGGATTTACGACGCAACAGATTTCCGGACCGATTGTGCTGAAAGAGGGCGACTACATCACTGGCGCCGCAACAGTTAATTCTGCGGTCAATTTGATGATTAATAAAAGGACGCTCGGCTAATGGCCATTATTCCGAGCGGCACCATTCGGAGCGTGCAATATGGTTCTATCGGCATGGCTGCTGGAGTTGGGTCGGCTACAATTTCCAGTGTCAATACAGCGAAGGCCGTTCTCGCGAATCTAGGGGTAAGCGGAGATTCTGCCACCGATCCAAGCAGAAGCGCCGTAGCGCTGACGCTAACCAATTCGACAACCGTTTCCGGCATAAACTCCACAGGCGCTCCCACTGTGCGGTTTGTCGTTGTGGAGTATTACTAATGTACTATACGGCGCATATACGCACATCTGATGGGTTTGTAAGTGCAGTCACGTCCACCACAGGCCCTTTAGCAGACCCTCCCGCTGGCATTGAGTTCATTACGCTTGATGCGTACCACGCCGAATATGCAGGCTGGACCTATGTCAACGGAGCATTCACCAATCCGAATGCGCTCGCGCGACCGATTGATCATCAGCAGCAAAACCGCGCCATGGTCCTTGGCCGCGCTGCATTACTCGATAAAAAAGGACAGTTCAACCAAGCCAGCGCATTGCGCGCAACCATAGGAGCATAAAATGGCTGTACTCGATTACGATGTTACGAAGGCGCTTTCGAACAAGGTCGCCTTGGCAGTTGGAAACCTTATCGAAGCCCTTGCCGACCTGAAGCGCGTTTCCGCCGATGCATTGGCGACCGCAAGCGCGGCAGGTGATGCCGGCGTCGATGCGACATGGGCTGCGATTGAAGGGTCCAGTAGCGAATACGGAGTTATTGCCGGCGGATCATCTGGCGTCAACGGTCACGCCTGGTTTACGGCAGTCGATACGTTGGCGGTTCTCGCAGACAATTCCGCCGTGAAGGACGCGGTCCAGAAGCTAGACAAGGGTGCGTAGGCGTAAATGTCTATCCGCAAGATGCCCATAAAAGCCGACATGGATAACTGGCCCACAACCTAATGACCTGGACTGACCTTAATTTCACGCCAGGCATAGACAAGGATAACTCACCACTCCAAGCCGGAAGCATGGGCCGTTACATCGACGGTAACGGCATCAGGTTCATTGATGGGGAACCGGAAACAATCTACGGCCAGGAAGCCGCGTCAACCACCACTCTCTTAGGATTGGCGAGGGGTGCATTTACCTGGGCGGACAATGCGCGAAATCCATACGCGGCATTCGGGACACATCTCAGACTATATGCGATGGATATCGACGGAAACGTCTATGATATCACTCCGGTTGTTTCACGTGGAACTCTGACGAATCCGTTCACGACCACGAATGGAACAACAACGACTGTCACCCATACATCCCATGGGCTGGTGGCGAACCAAAAGGTCAGCTTTTCGAACGCCTCCGCTGTCGGCGGAATAACAATATCCGGCTCATATGTCGTTCAATCGGTCACGGACGCCAATAACTACGTGATTACGACCGCGACGGCGACGGCAGCCGGTCCCGGTGGTGGTACGGTCTATTATGAATATTCGTTAGCTCCCGGCCAGTCGGATGGGCTTGGCGGGGCCGGGTTTGGAACGGGTGGTTTTGGCTCTGGTGGATATGGAGGTTCCGCTTCTTCAGTTACCCTCTATCCAAGAACATGGTCTTTGGCCCCTTGGGGTGAAAACCTTCTCGCCTCTCCGAGAGGTGGGGGGATTTACGAATGGGCGCCGAACGTCACCAATACGGAACTTGTGACGAATGGTGATTTTACGTCTTCGGTCGGATGGTCGTCTGGTTCGGGGTGGGTAATCTCTGGTGGAGTGGCGACCGCAACTGCGGGCGCTGGCTCAGATTTATCTACTAACGTCACGCTTAATAACGGCGCATGGCATCTTCTGACTTTCGACATGACCAGAAGTGCCGGAACACTTCAGCCAAAGCATGGGGCCACTTCTATCGGGTCAGCACTTAGTGCGGCTGGGCATTATGCGGTTGATTTCTATGCAAACGGCGGTTCCGATACCATCGTATTCACGAAGGACAGTTCTTTCGTCGGGACGGTTGATAACGTCTCCGTCAAGGTTCTGACGACCGCGCATTTACTCCCCAATGCCCCTACGCAAGTCGGGCATATGTTTGTGACGGATGAACGCATAGTCGTCGCCGTAGGGTCGAATCTTGACGGAAGTTTTGACGCCCTGCAAATCGACTGGTCCGATGCGGAGAACAATCAGACCTGGACGCCCACGGATACGAATCTAGCCGGTGGAGATACGCTTTCGTCCGGTGGTAGAGCTGTCGCGGGCCGGAAGGGATCGGCTAATGGAAACGGAATATGGACGGATTCAAGTTTCTGGCTGATGCGATACAACGCCGACCCAAATAGAGTTTATGACTTTATCGAATTGGGGAATGGGTGTGGTCTAATCGGCCCGAATGCGGTCTCTGAGGTAGCTGGTCGATGGTATTGGATGACCCCAGCGGGGGCATTCTTTGCCTTTAGTGGAGCCGCGCCAGCACAATTACCGTGCCCCGTCGCGAGAGACACAAAGGACAACCTTGCATGGGTGCAGCAGGATAAAGTTTATGCTTCACGCCTTGTGGGTAAAAATTATGCGGAGGCATGGTTTTTTTATCCAGATTTGAGAGATGGGAGCGAAGTATCCCGTTATGTGAGCCTGGACACGTTATCGGGCTCGATCTGGTCATGTGGGCTGTTCGATAGAACCTGCTTTGTTGACGCCACGGTTTTTCAATATCCCCTAGCTGTAGATACGACCGGAAAAATCTGGTTCCACGAGAAGGGATTTACCAAAGACGGCGGCCCTCGATCTTGGTTTCTTGAGAGTTCCTATCAATCGAACACAGACGGTCAAATTCTCGTGAATGGGATTAGACCGGATAGTGATGATCTCCAGGGCGGCTATACAATCACCATCACCGGAATCATTCGCAACATACGCGGGATATTCCAGCGAATTTATAACTCCTTGGATATTACATCCGCAACGGGGCAAAAAAGCATCAGAGCCCAGGGTGAACAGCTCAAGATAAAATGGTCCGGTAACGCCGCTCCGACATTCTGGCGCAAGGGTCGCGTTCAAGTAGACGTTAAGGCCACGAGCCGCCAAAAATGATCCTGAAAGACGAGATCGTCAAATATCTAAAGGGCGATCAAGAGGCGGTAGAGTTCATTCTAACAATTCATAGCATTGCTGAGATTTGGGACGATCTGATCGACCGGGATAAGCCGGTTGATCCGGAGCAGATCAATTACGCGTTCATGTCGGCCCTCGTGAAATTACCAAGGAACGGATTCTATCAACGGAACTTCCAGCTTTTGAGCCCGCTGGTTGAAATATCCATTCTCGATTGGCTGACGGCGAACGCATTGGAGAAAACCAAAAAATCCCAAAATATCATCATTGCCTACGGGCTGAGATTTTCCGCGTTATCCCTGACGACGATGGCGGCGCGGATCATCGGGGGCGTGGAATGGGCGAGGCAGGTAAATGCGGAATTTAGAGCGCTTGGCGAGAGTTGGGCCGATTATTCTTTAGAGCATGAGGTTAAGTGATGGGTTGGCTTCCGAGCGCAAGTGACTCGAACACGAGCACGTCCAGCAATAGTAATACTAGCCAATATGGTACGCGCACGCCCAACCTTTCGCCGCAGTGGCAGACGCAGTTCAACAACATACTAAGTTCGTTGAATATGCCGGTTAACAGCTCATCTGGGTATGTCGCACCACCGAACACCGCAAAGACTGGAACCACACAACCGTCAACATATACCGTTAATGGATATTCCTATAACGCTGACGGAACCCCCGCCACGGCAACATCAACACAGCCGTTTGCATACACGCCGACGAACGGATATGGCCAGATAGGCGCCAATAAGACTCAGCAAACGGCCCTGGACTTTCAGAACAAAAACCTACTTAACAGCCCCGTTGATGCGGCGGTGGCTTCGATCAATCCAGACCTTCAATACTTCAAGGGTGCCCTGGGAGACTATGTAAACAAACCACTATGGGACATTGAAAACCAAACCGCCCCACAGGCTACGGCTTCGACCTCAGCTAATGCGCCCCTGGTAAACGCACAAACCGGCGCGTCTGCCATGACGCCCTATATGACGCCCCTGAATGACGCCTACGTGAACTCAAGCCTGGATAGTTATCAACATGCCGCCGACAAGGGATACAATTCTCTGACCGCCGCTAATGCTGGGGCTTTTGGGAATAAGCGGACGGGTGTCGCTCAAGGCGTGTTCCAGTCCGATTCAGCTTTAGGGGCTGGAAATCTAGCTGCTGGACTACGCCTGAACGCATTCAATACTGCTGCTGGGTTGGGTCAGCAGGACGCGAACAGGACGCTTTCGGCGGACACGACCAATGCCGGGAACCTGCTCAGCAATAACCAATTCAACGCAAATCTGTTGACCGACACATCGAAATTCAATGTTGGCGCGCAGCAGACCAACACCAATCAGAAACTTGCCGCTGCAGGTCAGATGGCCGCGAGCATCGCCCAGCAGACCGGGATTGATGAAGGCATCCTCAATAACATCGTCACGGCGAACGGGATTGATACAAAGGCCGCTCAGGCATTGTTTGATAATGGGACCATCACACAGGCGCAGCTCCAGGCGCTCCTTGAGTCAGCGGGAGCGGGGAATGGCTCATCGTTTACGAGCAACACCGATCAATCTGGGTCGAGTAATTCCAACACTGCAAAATTCTCGATTGGGTGATCTAAATGGGTTTCTTTGATGACCTGTTCTCTGGAATAAACGCCAGGAACGCGACCGATAATCTCGAATACCTCAAAGCCAAGCTGGCCGCGCAAAATCTTCTTTCCCAGACCTCGGCACAATCCAAGCTCGGCTATGGTATGCCCGATCCCAACACGGGAATTACCTGGAACGCGCCATCTGCTCCGACAGGAAATTATGAGCAAGCCGACGCCAACGGCAATTTCCAAACGATGCCGGTTAACTCAGCCCCACCACAGGTCAAGAACCTATTGGCCGATAGCTATAAGCAGACCGACCAGGAAAACGCGAACCTGTTGAGACAGGCGGACCCGACTGCATTCCTGGCCACGGATGTGAGCAGGGCATCAGCAGCAGCATATGTGCCGCAGCTTAAATCCGCTGGCTGGACGGACGCGCAGATACAAGCCTATTTGCTCGATCCGAAAGCCTCGGGAGAAGCTAACGCAAAGTCAGTGTTCCCGGAACAAACGCCGCAACAGCGTAATATCGCCGCATTGAATGCGATGGCTCCTGATGACCCACGCCGCGCACAGCTCCAGGCCATCATTGACCACGATGCGGGGAAAATCACGGACCCCGATGAACGAGCAAGGGTGCTTGCCCAGACCAACGAGGCAAATAACGCCGCCGCAAATTCAGGATGGGTTGAATCGAAAGACGCGTTCGGGAATCCAATTCTCATCAATAAGCAAACGGGTCAGACCAAAAAACCTGACGGCACGCAGATGGTTACGGATGAAGACGTGCAATCGACTGCGGAAATGATTGCCAACTATCAGAAGAAGCCGCCCAGTGGGGCGGGGGCAATGCGTCCCTTTAACCTGGCCATTATGGACCGCGTTAAGCAGATCAACCCGGATTATGACGAACGCTTCTATAATAGCTCAAACGCTGCCCAGACCAAATTTGCGTCTGGAAAAGAAGGCGCCCTTGTCAGATCGGCCAACGTAGCGACAACCCATTTGCAAATGCTTGATGCTTTGGGGCAAGCCCTTGATAGCGGAGACGTTCAGGCCGCAAACGCAATCAAAAACAAACTCTCCGCAGAGTTCGGCGGCGTGCCGATCACAAGCTATGAAACCGCCGCCCCCTTGGTCGGGGACGAGGTTGCAAAATTTGTACTCGGTGGAAATTCCGCAGTATCCGACAGAGAAAAGTTTGCCGCTCCACTATCTTCCGCCACAAGCGGGCCACAGCGGGCTGGAAATATAAATACGTTTAAGGGCCTCATGGTTGGGCAGCTTCATGGGCTGAAGCAGCAATATGAAACTGAAACGCAGCGCAAAGACTTTGCGAAGAAGTTGGACCCGCAAGTGGCGGCATTACTGGAAAATCCGCAATATGCGCCGGGAGCGAACCCGAACGCACCCACACCACCTCCCGGTATTCCACCGGATGCAAAGATGGGGAAGGATAGGGACGGCAATCCCGCATGGTTCACGCCTGACCCCAATCGTCCAGGAAAGTATATACAATGGCGGTAGCAGCCGTTCCGGTTGACTATGATCCATTTTCGGCGGTTGATCCAACCGCTCAATTTGGGCCTCCTGCGCAGCCCGGTGAAATCAGACTTAATATCGGTGGCCCAACGCAAGGAACGCCGCAACCGACGCCCGTTGACTTCGACCCGTTTAAAGCGACGGTGAATGATTCAGTCGCCGGTGCCGTCGCCCATGATACCGGCCTCGCAGGTCGCGCCGTCGTTCAGGGCATTCCGTCAGCTATATTTGGCTTACCCGCTCTCGGGATGGATGCATATGATTCACTGGTTGGCCTAACGGATCGTGGAATCAATGCGATTGCCGGGAAAGATGTTGTCGCCCCACCTCAGCCGTTTCGTCATTCTCGGGCTGTCTCTGATTTAGGAGAACAAGCCGCCACATCATTGGGCTTGCCAGAGCCTCAGACCCAAATGGAACGCGGATTGACTGATATCGGCTCCGCCGCTGTTGGCGCTGGCGGTGGAGCTGGATTGGCGGGATGGATCGCGCGTTCGTTGGCAAGCAGTGCGCCGGCTACCTCTCTAATCATGAAATCCCTTGCTGACGCGCCTCTATGGCAAACCGCTGGTGCTGCTGGCGGTGTTGCCGCGACGGAAGCGGGCAGGGCGTTCGGCGTAAAAAACCCGTTAGCTCTAATGGCCTTGAATGTCGCGGGTTCCATGACGCCGGGGGCCGCAAGCACGTTGGGCGAGCGCACCGCTTTGGGTGCTAAATCACTGGCTATCGATCCATTTACGGAAAACGGCCGCAATCTCATCGCCGGAACAGTTCTGAATCGCTTGTCAACAAATCCGACGATAGCGTCTCAGCGCATGGACGCGGCCAGGCCGATAATCCCCGGCTCCAACCCGACCATTGCCCAGCTGTCGCAGGACCCCGGGTTAATCGCCGCCGAAAGACCTATGATCATTGCGGGGTCGGGGAGCGATGCGCGGCTTAATCAACGTCTTGCAGACCAAAACCTAGCACGAAACAATGCCTTAGACTCCATTTCCATGCAAAGCGATGGATCTGAAAACCCCGCGCGCGGAAGCCTGGAATATGCTAAAAATAAACGTGACAATGCTATATCACAAAATCTCACCCCCGCGCTGGCGTCCAATCAAGCGCAACGCACCGCTGGTCAGCAACTTGCAGCGCAGCATGGCCCAGGTATAGCCGCCCAATTCAATGCAGACCTTAATCCGGTTTTCGACACTATTACTAACATACGCAGTTCGCCGAATGGCAAAAGGCAGGCCGTCAGCGATGCTATGGATTTCGCTGATAAAGCTCTTAGCCAAGACGGCGTCGCAAGTGGCGATGCGGAAACGCTATATGCGGTCCGCAAGGATTTAGCCGATGCGCGAGACGGGAAATACAACACCGCCGGTCGTTCCGACCTCAGATTGGCAAAAGGTCAGCTGGCTAGTGTCATTAACGCGCTGGATGGCGCTATTGAAAAAGTCGCACCCGGATTTAGGCGTTACCTTGACCTATATAGCAAAAGATCAAGAGCGCTAAACCAAACCGAAGCGATCAATAATCTCCGCGCCAATGGACGCACTGCGGTCACCGACCCGGTCCATGGCGTCCCCGTCCTTACCATGGGCAAGTTCGGCGCGATGGTTCGCAAGGCCATTGCATCGGGAAAACTTGGCAAGGGCCCAGGCAATGCCAACCTTTCCCAATCTCAAATAGACGTTCTCACGAACATCGTTGCTGACCTCGATAGAGGCTCTGCGGCTCAAGCCGGAACTGTAAAAACACCTGGCTCCGACACGTTCAAGAACTTCACCGTCGCCAACGCTATTGGCCGGATCATGGGGAAAAACTTCCCAGATACAGCGGTCGGAAAGGCTGCGCAGACCGTCGCGAGGCCGCTTGAGTGGATGTATCACCTCCCAGACGAGGCGGTTGGAAACATACTTGTTGAAGCAGCCCTCAATCCAAAACTGGCTGCGCGTTTGATGAGGCAGGCCAATCGATACGAGATGGAATCTGTCGGGAAAGAACTATCTCATATTGCCGCGAAACAGGGCTTGGGTTCTGCAGCCCACAATCAAAATTAACCAGGCGCCGGGACGGAATGCGCGAACACTCCGCCCCGACTTCCACCCACCGCAAAAGGACTTACGGCGATGGCTCTAATAGAACGCATGAAAAGGGTTAACAGCCCATGACTTCTGATTTTCTTTGGCATGTCGCCACAACATTTCTAGCCGCTGGGGCCACAATATTGGTCCTAAAGGTTGATATGGGATGGATCAAAAAGCTCCTACAGGAGCACATCCAGCAAGATGAAGTCCGGTTTGGCGCGGTCCAAAACCGAATTGATAATCTGCGGGATGGGCATTCGTGACCGATGACTTTGTCCTCACAGCGACATTTCTCTCCATAGCAAAGCTCGCCATTGCCCTGGGGTTCCTGGGGCTATTTGCATGGGCCATCGAGAAAGCAACCGGACTTGATATGGAGGGTGCGATTGATGCCCTGGAAGATGCGGCTAAAAAGGGCAATGCCCTCCCTATGGCCATTTTTCTTAGTGCTGTGGTTATCACCCTGGGCGGCATACTCGAAAGATTTCAATGACCGATACGACTCCGACATCCAAGTTTCGGTGCATCGATGGTGGAAAGACCTCGACATCTGGAGACTTGGGAAAAGCCAGCTCTGGCAAGAATCCAATCTCAAACCAGAGGCTTGTTCTTCAGTCGGGGCCTGCGGACTCGGACAATTCATGCCAGCAACCTGGAATGACGCTTTACGTCAGATGGGACGGGATGCCGGAACTCCAAGATCTGACGCTCGCCTTGGGATTGAGGCTTGGGCCTTTTATCAAGGAAAGCTTAGAGCTTCTTGGAAACCTGCCGGGCGAACTCAATTGCAGCGTCACGATCTGGGGCTCGCCTCCTACAATTCAGGGCTCGGAAACGTGATCAAAGCACAGCGCCAATGCAACGAAGCTGTTCTATGGCCCGATATCTCACCCTGCATGACCTACGTCACCGGCCCCGCCAATGCTCTCCAGACACGAGATTATGTGACCAAGATTCATAAGTGGTGGGGAATGATGGAGCTGGAGAAATGAGCGCCGTTTGGCTCGCAATCAAAGCATGGTTCGGCGGTCTCCCATCTTGGGTCGTTCCCGCGGTAGCTGGCGCTGTTGCTGTCATTGCCGTGGTTTATGGCATTTATCATGCCGGCGAGGCTTCTGCCCGAGCGGACCAAGCTGAACAGCGGGCGAATGAAAACGCCCAGATCATCAAACAGGAACGCGAGGCCCGCGCCCGGTCTGAAGCGGCATTTGCCGAGGCCAACGCCAAGGCAATTAAGCTCCAGGCCGACACAGACTTACTCAAGGAGGAAATCAGCCGTGTTGCAAAAGGTAATGCCAGCCCTGGCTGTGCTCGGGCTATTAGGGGGGTGCTCTCACACAGTGGAGCGCCTTCAGGCCCCATCGTGCCCGGTAAGCCGAGCCCAAATAAGCATCCCTGAAAAGCCAGCGCGACCTGTCCCAGACGATAACGGGAATGTATCCGATGAATCTGCGGGACGCTGGATCGCGGACCTTGAGGCGTGGGGTGATACCTTATCGGCGAGCCTGACTGCGGTGAGGGCCGCAATTCCGTGACGTATATAGAGTGATGTCTCGGTCTTTCGGTACAATTGAGAAACTGATCACACCCTTACGCAACACCTAAAGCATTGAAACCATTCTTTAAAAATGGTGGGCGGTACAAGGATTGAACTTGTGACCCCACCCGTGTGAAGGGTGGTGACGTTGTGGCGGAACAAGCTCTTAGCGGTTTTTCCGAGGCCAAAATAGCGCCTATGTTCGCTTC